CACGACTCCGGCATCTTCCATTCGACATCAGGTAGCTGCGAGATGTTGAACTGGCACTGCCACGACACGCTTGTCGGACCCGTCCAAGGTTCCACTGGCGTGGTCACCGCTGCACTCCACGTTGCTCCGCCTGGAGTGCACTCCCCCTCGTTCGTCGTTTCCGTGGTTGTTGGTCCTCCGCATCGCACGTGCGGATACTGGTTGTCAACGTAGTTTGCCGAGCCGGCTTCGACTTCGTAGACCATCACCCGCGTGGAGACTTCCCACCAGACCTTGAACTCCAATCGCTCGCCGGCCGGCGGCGGGTCAGGGTCTTCCCCGCAGCAGCACGCCGATTCCTGGGAACCCGTAATCACCTGCCATCCTCGACGAACGACGGAGGCACGCAGTACCACCCCTCCGGGACCGTGACGCGGTTGTCCGACAGTTGCCAGCCGTCTGCGGTCTTGGTGTAGACGCGAGCCGACGTATCAGGACCGATCCGAATCGGACTGCTTTCGCTGACGAGCACTGTCCTTGCGCAGCCACTCGCGAATACGATCGCCAGCACGGCCAAGCCCGTCAGCATCAGTAGGAGCGCTGCTTGCAGCGTTTCGCCGCGCGAACAGGCCTGACGCCCACTCAAGCAGCGAGGAGAACAGAGCACGAAGGAAGGACTGCACGGCATCAGCCCGCGACCTTGTTGTCCTTGGCGAAGATGAGGCCGATGCCAGCCAAGCACGCTGCAAGCAGCGCGGCGTAGTCCGGCACGGTGGCGGGATCGTTGTCCGTGAAGGCGGTGAGGGCGGCACCCACGGCGACGAGGATGGCGGCGATGCCTGCGCCGGTGGTCTTCCAGCTCTTGCTGTTCAGTGCGTCTTTGATGTTCATGGCTTTACCCTTTCGAGACGGGCCTCGATCTTGTCGAGGCGGTGGATGGTTGACTCCTGCTGCGTGACGAGCTGCACGAGCAGCCGATCGTGATGGATGAATACGCCAAGCACCGAGCCGAGGATGGTCACGGCGATGCCGCTGATGGCGATCCAATCCTTGCCTGACAGGCTGACCTTCTGCGTTGTGTGTTCAAATGTCATGGGAGTGGTGTGCTTGTTAGGCGAGCCGAACAGCGACAAGGCCCGTAGCCTTTGCCGTACCAGGAATGACGCGCCACATGCATCCCATGTTTATGTCGGTTGGATAGCACTGGAGCTTCACTGTTGTCGTGGACGCAAGGGTCACCGTTGCTGCGACCTGGGCACTCGTTGTGAAGTCGATGATGCCATAGAACGAACTTGAGGCGAGGACGTTGGTTCCGTCGAATAGACGGATATGGCCTACGTTGTAGTCGGAGTTTCCGTAGTTTGTGGTGTTGCCATTCAGCAGCCATGTGCCAGCAGCCAACGACAGCGAGGTCACGTCGAACCACGTATTCACACTTGCGAATGCAAGATCCGCGGTGAGGTACGTTGACGTGCTTGTCAGCACTGGGTGCTTGCGTGCCCATCGGCTGTTGCTCGTTTCCCATACGAGCATGTCGTTGTTGGACGGCGTGCCGCTCTGCACGTTGTTGCCGTGGATCTTGTGCACGGTTGGGTTCGGATAGGTGTTCTGCAGGTCACCACCCGCCGCTCCCGACGGCGTGCAGGTTGGGCTGACGCCGCCAGTGGTGACACCATCACCGATGAACAGTGCAGAGGTGTCCGTGCAGAACAGCGGCTCGCCCACCACGGGGATGAACGTGCGCTGGGCGTTGGTTCCTCGTCTGATCTGAAGTGCCATCGATGCCTCTCTTACGTGAACGTGCCAAAGTCATAGTACTCAGTGGGGCTCAGGAAGGAGCCGAAGTTCAGCGATGCGAACTCGTCCGGATCGGTGAAGGTTCCGAAGTCTGTTCCGGTGATTGGCGATGGCGGAGTTGGGCACGCTCCGTCGATTGGGTTGGCGGCGATGAACTCGAGCGACAGCACTCCGCCCTTGTCTCGGACCATGCGGAGCTGCACGACGGCGTTTGCAGGGACGGGCTTGAACTCCCATCCGTCGGCGTTGTTGAGCACCAACCCGCTGACGGAGATGCCGTAGGCGAGCGCGTCGGTGTTGCCTGCTTCGAGGAGGTTGAGCGCCTTCCTCATTCCTGGGGTGGCATCTGAAAGCCCGCCATCCGCGGAGTAGGTGGTGGCCGAAGCGTCTCGCCGCACTTGCGTCCAGGCGTACTCCCATCGAGCCGCGGTGCCGATCTGCGTGGCGGCTCCGATCTTGGCCAGGATGGTGCGCTGGTTCAGTTCTGCCGGGCCACCTATTCCGTCCGTGATTCCGCGCCGCTCTTGGACATAATCAACAGCCTCGACGATCTGAGCCCATGCCGCCGGCGTCAGCGCACCCAAGCCCGTGCTGATGGAGCGTTTCATCGTCATGCGGTGATGATCCCCATAGAGCTGAAGTTGTAGGTTGCCTGGAACGGCTGCCGCCAGACGACGAGCGAGGCGTTGGCGAAGCCGCTCCCATCGGGCGTGGTGATCTTCTCGCGACCATCGAGGTCACGGATGGCGACTTGGCGACAGTGAGCCGTGGCGTCCCACAGGAACTTGTACTGCACCTCGTACTGGCTGATGCCCGTGCGCCGAGCCGTTGATCCGGTGAACAGGACGTATCCGGCTGCTGCGCCTAGCCACGGTGCGCTGTTCCGCTTCCCGAGGGCGGCGACGATGTTGTTGGCGTTGTTGGTGCTCAGGAAATTGGTGACCGTGAGCTCCTGCTGCGGGATGATGGCAGACACCGCTTGCCCACCCTGGTCGACTGCTGTGCCGCCGATGTCTGAATTGCCTGGGGTGTTGAGGTTGCTGGGAGCGCTCCCGTTTGCGCGCCAGATGTCAACCATTAGTGCGGTGCTGTTCATGTCGAGCGCCACCCATGTATCTGATGGCGAGTCGGAACTGTATTGCACCGTGGCTGAGTAGACGAGCTCGCCTGCGTTCTCGTTTGCCGTGATGGCTACCGATCCCACAGCCATCTTGACTCCATTGCCTGAGTACAGCAAGTCTCCAACCGCCGGAAGGGCTGCGTAGACCTGAGTGAACGTCATTGCGCTCGTGGAGTAGACGTGGTACTCGTCGGTCCTTGTTGCCGTTCCGGATAGGTTGTACGACTCGGACGTCCCTGCAAGGGTTGCGAAGATTGATGGCATTAGGTCAATGCTCCCGCGAATGCGCGCGTGTTGAGTTCGATGCGCTTGAGGAGGTCGACAGACTGCGCCTCAAGGCTTGTGTCCGTGGACTGCTTTCCGCCCTGATAGGCGGCAGCCATCATGGTGGCGCTTTCGGCGTTGGTGGTGGCGATGGCTGCGAGATAGGCGTTGGACACTTCTGCGGCGTCGAGCTGCTGCTTGGCGATCGTCAGCGAGTTGGCCATGCCGGGGAGCTTGAAGCTTCCGAGCGCGGTGGCGATGGTGTCCGGCCCCGATGCCTTGGTGTCCTTGCTGTCCTTCTTCTTGGCGGCGTCAATCTGATCCTGGAGCGCAAGCCCCTTGGCGATTTCGTCGGAGGTGGCACCTGCTGCGCGGAGCTTCTCCTCGAGGAGTTGCCGCTCGCTCATGGTGGCCTTCTTGGCTTGGTCTGCCAAGTCCTGCAGCATGGAGCCGACCTCTTTAGTGCGGAGGGCGCCGAGCGCTTGCTGAATCTGATCCTCGGTCGCGCTGAGGGCTTCGAGCCGCCGGCGCAGGAGTTCGGCCTCGGACTTGCCCACCTCGTCGGCGCCGCGCTGAACGTCGTCCAGGATCTTCACGATCTCTTCGGCGTTCTTGGTGGCGACGTCGTGCGCGTCGAGCTGACGCTGCATGTTGAGTGCAGCATCAATCTGCTCTTGGCTTGCTCCGAGCGACTTGAGCTGCGTGGCGAGCAGTTCCTCCGCGCTGAGGTTCATTTCGTCGAACTTCTTCTGCATGTCTCCGAGCATCTTGCCGAGGTCCTCGGCGTTCTTCTGCTCGGTCTGCGCCTTCTCGATGGATGCCTGGAGCCGCTGCGCCTCGGCGATCTGCGCGTCCGTGGCACCGTTGCGCTTCAACTGGATGGCGAGGAGTTCCGTCTCGGTCTTGCCGAGTTCCTCGCTCTTGCGCGCGAGGTCCTCCATCGTCTTGGCGAGGGCTTCCTGCTTCTTCCCGGTGTCCTTGGCATCAGCAATCTTCTGCTGCAGGGCAAGTGCTTCGGTGATGGTCTTGGAGTCAGCGGACAACTTCTGCAGCTGCCCACGCAGCGCGTCTTGCTCAGAGAGGCCGATGGCCGCGGCATCGTCACGGAGCTTGGTCATCAGCTTCTCGAGTTCCTTGCCGCGCTCGAGTTCAGCCTGGTCCACGACCTTGAAGCCGCCTCCCGAGGGAGTTGCGACGGTGGTGGCGCGCTGCTTCTCGAAGTCAGCGAGCATGGTGGCGAGGGCGCCGCTGCCCTGCATGTTGGCGACGCCAGCGTCCCACGCCTGACCGAATCGGGTGCCGGCCTCCTTGGCGTCGGCGACTGCTCCGTCGAAGGCCTTGTCGCGCACGCGCCGGAGGGCGCCGATTGAGTCCTCGAGGCCCTTGGTCGGGATCTCGATGCCCGGGATGAGGTTCATCGCGCTGATGATCCCGAGGATGATGTCGAGCACCTTGGACAGCGCTTCGAGCATCACGCCTCGGATGAACCCATCAATCGACTGCAGGATGTTGTAGACGCCGAGCAGGTTCATCACCGTCGGCGTCAGGCCATCAACAACGAAGGCGATGGCCTTGGCGAGGTTCAGCATGCCCTCGTAGAAGTCCGATGCGTTGGTGGCGAGCATCTCCTTGAGCGAGTCGGTGATGGCCTGAATCATCGGCGCGAACGGCGCGAATGCCTCGGTCATCATGCGCTCGAAGGCAAGCCCGAGCGTATCGACGGAATCCTGGAGGGAGGCGAGTGCCTGGACGCTGCCCTCCTTGATGGTGAATGCCGCGGCTTCCTTGTTGAGCTGCGCAAGTTCGTCGGCGCTGAGCTTGACCATGCCGGCAAGCCCGGCGCCGCCCCTGCCGAAGATGTCGCGCAGTGCTTTCACCTTGTCGGCGTGCGCGGGGATTTCCTGGATCTTGGAGATGACGGCCTGGAACGCGGCAGACGGGTCCATGTTCCCGAGCTGCTGCAGGTCGAGTCCGAGCTTCTGGAATGCTTCAGACGATTCCTTGCTCCCGCCTGCTGCGTTTGCGAGCGCCATCTGCATCTTGGTGATCGAGCTCTTGATGGCCTCCGGTCCTGCTCCGGCGGCGGTGCCGATGTATTCCAACTTCTGGAATGATTCGGCGGTCGTGCCGAGTTCGTCGGCGGTCTCCTTCAGTTGGTCTCCGAGCTTTGCCGCTTTCAGCGTCATGCCGACGATGACCGCGCCCATTGCGAGGATGGCTGCGGCTGCGGCTGCGGCTCCGAGCACAATCAACGCCATTGGGTTGGCCAGGAGCACGAGTGCGTCGCTGAACACCGCCGCGAGCTTGGCTCCGCTCTGGAACACGTTCATCAGGCCTTGGATGCCGCTCATGGCACGGCTTGCCATTGCGCCCATCTCGCCCGGGATGATGGATGCGATGACGCCGCCCACGCCGGTTGCGACCCCTGCGACGCTCTGCCCCCATTGGGCGACGCGACCATTGGCGTCCGCCAGTGCCTTCACCATCGGCTGGACGTCCGCTCCGATCTTCACGAACAGGTTGCCGATCGTTGCCATGTTGGTGGTCTACCTTGTGGGCGCGGTGGTAACGGTTTCCAATCTCATGCGTCCGTGGCACGCGCTCCGAACATTGCGCGGAGCGAGTCGCCGTCTGTGTGATCGACCTCGGGCTTGTCGAGGAACGGCATGAAGTCCTGCGGCTTGTACGCTTGCGAGCCGCGCTTGCGATTCTGATTTGCGAGCATGGACGCCAGTATCCCTCCAACCATGTCGAGGCGATAGAAGCCGATCGGCTCGAGCCGGTCGTACGCCATCCACTCCGTGAGTTCCTCGCTCGACATGCGAGAGAGGAGCTCGTCGACTGTCATGCCGAGCTGCGCCGCGAGCCGGAAGCAGAATCGCCTGCCGGGGCGGCGCTTCAGTTTCCCGCGAGTTCCTCCACGTCGTTCGTGGAAAGGCCCGAGAGTCGCTGCGC